GAGGTGCAAGAAGCGTAGAGAGCAGGGATTTAGTTACGCTTGACCTCGATAATATCCCAAGCGGAATGACCGACGAGGTTTTAAAGAAAATAACTCTACTTGGCTGTGCCCTTTTAGTACACAGTACAAGGAAGCACGAACCTGCAAGACCGAGACTCAGAGTAATTATTCCACTTGCAAACACTGTAACAGCTGAAGAGTATGAGCCGATAGCAAGAAAAGTTGCAGAGCTTATTGGTATAGAATGGGCAGACCCAACAACATTCCAAGCTTCAAGACTTATGTACAACCCAAGCTGTAGCAGTGATAGCATATATGTTTTCAAGGTTCTTGACGGTGGATTCTTAGACCCTAAAGGGATGTTGGCAATGTACAAAGACTGGCACAACCACTTAGAGTGGCCACTTGTGCCGAATGAGGCTCAAAAGTATACGCATTTGGCCGACAAGCAACAGGATCCCAGAGAGAAGAGCGGAATAATAGGCGCTTTTTGTAGAACTTACGACATTTATAGAGCAATGGATGAACTTATTCCCGGGGCTTACTTAAGTACAGAACATGAGGACAGATATACTTACTCAGGTGGTTCAACTGCAGGAGGTGCAATCGTATATAACGGCCTATGGCTATATTCGCATCACGCTACAGACCCTGCAAGTGGAAGACTGTGCAATGCTTGGGACCTTGTAAGACTTCATAAGTTCAGTGACTTGGATGCAGATACAAAGCCGGATACACCGACAAATAAATTACCTTCTTATTTGGCAATGGCAGAGCTTGTAAGGGGCATTAAGGAGGTATCTGTACTTTTAACTAAAGAGCGATACGAAGAGGCAAGCGGAGAGTTTAAAACCGACATAACAGATGATAGCAGCGACTGGATGTCAGGGCTTAAAATCAATGGCAACGGGGCGGTAGAAAAGACAATAGGCAATATAAGCCTGATACTCGATAACGATCCGTTGCTAAAAGACAAAATAGCCCTTGACGAATTCGCGTGCAGGGGCGTTGCACTGGGGGCACTTCCCTGGAATAGCGAAGAAGAAAAAAGGCAGTGGAACGATACGGATGATGCAGGCCTTAGATGGTATCTTGAAAGTGTATACGGAATCACGGGCAAGGATAAGATATACGACGCAACCGCTTTGTGTGCTCACAAACACGCTTTTAACAGCGTTAAAGACTATTTAACAGGGCTTAGTTGGGATGGAGTGCAAAGGCTTGAGAATCTATTTATAGATTATTTCGGGGCTGAAAACAGTTTATATATAAAGGCTGTAGCAAAGAAATCTTTTATTGCAGCGGTTACAAGAGTAATGCAACCGGGAGCTAAGTTTGACAATATGGTTATTATCTCCGGGGCACAAGGAATAGGTAAAAGCACATTCTTTGCGATACTGGGGGGCGAGTGGTTTTCCGACAGCCTCATGACTTTTGAAGGCAAAGAAGCAGCGGAGCTCATACAAGGTAGATGGATAGTAGAAGTCGGGGAGCTTAGCGGTATGTCTAAGTCAGAGACTAATACGGTAAAGCAATTTCTTTCAAAGACCGACGATATATACAGAGAAGCGTACGGAAGAAGAACAGCGCAGTTTCCCAGAAAATGCGTATTCTTTGGAACGACAAACGATAGCGAATACTTAAGGGACCCGACGGGGAGCCGTAGGTTTTGGCCAGTAGATGCGGACCCACTTAAAACCACAAAATCTGTTTTTAACGACCTGCCAAAGGAGAGAGATCAAATATGGGCGGAGGCGTACTTTTACTGGCAATTAGGTGAGAAATTACACCTACCAAAAGATATAGAGGCTATGGCCAGACTTGTACAGGAAGAACACAGGGAGGTTTCAATCAAAACAGGAATGGTAAGAAGCTTTGTAGAAAAAGAAGTACCGGAAGGATGGAACACTTACAGCTTGGAACAAAGAAGAGCTTACTGGTCCTTTGAGTACAAAACATACAAAGGCAATACTGTAAAAAGGGATAGGATATGTGCAGCGGAGATCTGGACAGAGTGTTTTGGAAAAGATGCAAGTACGGCGAGAAGACAAGATACTGTGGAAATAAACGGGATCTTAAGTAGTATAGACGGATTTGAGCACAGCAATAAAGTGATGAAATTCGGCTGCCACGGGGCTCAAAAAGGGTACAAAAGTATTGGTTTTTAGGGGTAACTTTCTAGGGTAACTTTAGGGCTTAGAGGTAACTTTCTAAAATTTTCTAGGGGTAACTTTCACCCTTAGAAAGTTACCCCAAAGTTACCCCTCAAAGCCTTGATTTATAAGGGTTTTAAGTATACGGGTAACGGTAACTTTCTATATATAACTATATAAAATAGACACTATATACCGTATATATACCCCTAATACATATATATATAGGGAAAAGCGGTAAAGTTACCCCAAAGGAGAAAAAATGGAGAATAAAAATAAGACTTGTGAAGATTGGTTAGCTGATCAGTTAAAAGACGGGGAATGGCATTTAGTAGATTGGATAAGAGCTGAATTTAAAAAGACAGGTTTTAAGAAAAGTGGATTTAAAACAGCAAGAAAAAATTTAGGTGTGGAAACTTTCCATCAGCAAGAGGATGAAATAAACAACTGGTTTTGGAGGTTGAGAAAATGAGAGAACGAGAGATTGAAGAGTATTTAAAACTTGGAGTGAAAAGACTGGGGGGCGCGGCCTTTAAGTTCAAGTCTCCAGGAAATGCAGGAGTACCTGACAGGCTGATAGTATTGCCGGAAAACAGGATTTATTTCATAGAGCTTAAAAGGTCCGGAGGAGAAGCAAGGCCCTTGCAGAAAATGCAGATAAACAGGCTTAAAGACTTGGGTTGCAATGTGTCGGTAATCGACAGCAAGGAGGGAGTTGATAAGTTTTTAAATGATATTCAAAGCACATAATTATCAAAGATACTGCATTGAGAGGATAATATCGCAAAAAGAAATCGGACTGTTTCTTGATATGGGATTAGGAAAAACGGTAATAACTTTGACCGCACTTAATGATTTGCTTTATAACCGTTTTGAAATTTCAAAAGCCTTAGTCATAGCACCGAAAAAGGTTGCAGAAGGAACTTGGGCACTTGAGGCCGATAAATGGAACCACTTAAAGCATTTAAGAATAAGCACCTGCCTTGGTAGTAGCGCAAAGAGAATTAGAGCACTTTGTACACCTGCAGATATTTATGTTATCAACCGTGAGAATGTATCTTGGCTTGTGGATTATTACAAAAACGATTGGCCTTTTGATACGGTGGTTATTGATGAGCTTTCAAGTTTTAAAAGCAGAGAAGCAAAGAGGTTTAAAGATTTGAAAGCTATAAGGCCAAGGGTAGATAGAATTATAGGCCTTACAGGAACTCCGGCACCTAACGGTTTAATGGATCTGTGGGCGCAAGTGTATCTGCTTGATAAAGGGCAAAGGCTTTATAAGACTATTACTCAATACCGTAACAGGTATTTTGATAGCTACACAGCGGATGCATCAGGAAGACAGAACTATACACCTAAAGACGGAGCTAAAGAGCTTATATCAAAAGAGTTGTCAGACCTTTGCATATCAATGCAGGCAAGTGATTATTTAGAGCTTCCTGACCTTGTTATAAACCCAATGTATGTAGTTTTAGACGCCAAGGCCGATAAGGTTTACAGGGAATTCGAAACAGAATATATTTTGCAAATCCCTGACGGGGAAATATCTGCTACAAACGGTGCAGCGCTTTCAAATAAGCTTTTACAGCTTTGCAACGGTGCAGTTTATGACGAAGACAGAGGGGTTCATCACATACACGACTGCAAGATGGACGCACTGAAAGAGATTATAGAATCCTTGAAGGGGCACAATATTTTATTATTTTACAGCTTCCAGCACGACAAAGAGCGAATCATGAAAGAGTTTCCACAGTGCAGAGAGCTAAAGACCGTACAGGACCAAAAAGACTGGAATGAGGGGAAAATAGAGCTACTGCTTGCACACCCTGCGAGTGCAGCTTATGGGCTTAACTTACAGGACGGAGGTAATCACATGATATGGTTTGGCCTTAACTGGTCTTTAGAACTGTACCAACAGGCTCTTAAAAGATTACACAGGCAAGGGCAAAAGCAAAAAGTTATAGTTCATCAGCTACTTGTAAAAGGTAAGCGCGACGAGGATGTGGCCAAAGCACTTGAGGGCAAGAGCGATGCACAGCAAGCCTTGCTGGACAGCTTAAAGGCAAGAATACAAGAAGTAAAGGAAAGATTGAAAAAATGATAGATTTTGGAAAAGTACAGGCGGATGCTGTAAAAAACATTTATAAGTCAAAAATTACAGGTAAAGCGGAAGATTATAAAATCTATGGGATATCTGTTATAGCAGGAAATGAGTATGTGTCGCTTATGTATAAAGGAATATCAATATACTTGATCCCGGAGAGATGTTACCTGCTAACTCTTAGACTTGCAGGAGCAGGACGTGTTATAGAGAATATTTTCAAAAGTGCTGGGACTGCAGACCAGTTGGTGGATACAAAGGTGATAAAGATTCTCTCAGACGGAAGACAGCTGAAAGAATTTAAGACAAAAGATGATAAATCAATTTTTGTAGATGAGAAACTTATAAAACCGTTCGGGCAGGGTATAAGATATTATGCCGGTGAAAATAGCGATATTGTTTACATAAAAGAAGTTGACGAGTGGTTAGGCTTAGCGTTTGCTACACGAATAAAGGAGAATGAGTAATGACAAGAAAAGAGTTTTTAGCAGAAGCGGAAAAATGTGTATGCAGTGACAGGAATATACAATACGGAGAGCCGGAGGATAATTTTTCAGATATAGCAAGGCTGTGGAGTGCTTATCTGGATACAGATTTAGGGGCTGAAGATGTCGCAATCATGATGTGTCTTTTCAAGATAGCAAGAATAAAGGGCAGCTTTTATGAGAGTAAAGATAGCTGGATAGACCTGATCGGATACGCTGCATGTGGTGGTGAAATAGCTACAAGGGGTGAAGAATGAAAGTATTAATTGCTTGTGAATGCAGGCAGGTGGTCAAATGGCAAAGCGGGTTGCTGGCACGAAGTACAAGGGCAAAAGAACAAGGCGACAGTCAGAAGCAAGACATTTCCGGGCATTGCAAGAGCGATGGCGGAGCAATGGGGATAAAGTGATGGAAGATAAGAGAAAAGAAGAATTAAAAAACAAAATTGATAAAATACATGATCTTAACGGA